GGGCCACCGCGTCCCGGCGGGCCCGGGGCGGGCCTGGGGGGGGGGGGGGGGGGGGCATCGGCGCGGGGGCGGGCGTCGGTTCCGGGATGGTCGGGGTGACCCCCGCGTCCTCCGCGATCGCCTGCTGCATCCCGGCCTCCAGCAGCTTGAGCGCCGAGTCCACCGCCGAGGCGTCGGCGTTGGCCGAGTTCTTCTGGCCCTGTGCGATCGCCTTGAAGGCGTCGGCCAGCGTCTTCCGCACCTGCGCTTCGATGAGCTTGTTCTGGAGCTGCTGCTGCTCGTCCTGCGACTGCGTGGCCGAGGCCATGCGCTGGGACGCCTCTTCCTTCGAGACCATCAGGTTCGACAGGTCGCGCACCGCGAGCCGCGCCTCTACCAGCTTGCGCTCGTCGATGTGGACCCGCTCGTCCGGGGTCAGGGTGGCGGCCAGCTGATCGACCTGCATGCCGCGGACTTCCTTGGCGATGAGGCTCGTCGCGCCGCGAGCGACCACGTTGTAATCGCCGGCACTGGCTTCCGAGGGGTTGAACTTCCGGTTGAACTGCACCAGCGACTGGATCACCGACTGCGTGAACGCGTCGTGGTTGCGCACGATGTCCTTGAACGGCAGCGCCGCGTCCCCGCGCATCATCGAGGCCCCGACCGCGGTCCGCATGGGCTCGCTCGGGGTCTTGGCCACGTCGCCACCCGTCGCCGGTCCCACGAACGTTTCCATGTCCGCGAAGCGCATGAACAGGTCGATGATCTGGATCAGGTCGTTCAGGTGGCCATCGATCTGGATGTTGCGCACCGCCGCCGACTGGGCTTCGAGCCCCGTCCCTTCCCGGTACCACACCTTGTAGGCCGACGTGCCGCTCACGTCCTGTCCCGCCATGAGGAGGTCCATGTTGACCTCCAGATTCGGCCCGCAGATCACGCTGGCGTTGTCGAGCAGCATCCGGGAGGCCGCCGCGACCGACATCTGGGAGTCGCGCATCACCGCCGGCAGGCCACTGCCCACGGGGCTCGTGTCGTCCTCATCGAACAGGAAGGCGTGGATCATGCGCACGTTGGTGCCGAGCGCCCGCCACGGGTTGAGCGCGGCCTTGATGACCACGCCGTCGAGCATCCAGATCTCCACGTCCATATCGTCGCCGCGCTTGTCCTCGGGCACCGCGATCCCGGCCGCCTCCAGCTCGTTCGCGCCGATCGGCCCGTTCCAGACGATGACCTCGTACTTGGGGCTCTCCGTCTTCTGCTCCAGCACCTCCGCCTTCGACCCCATGTTCCGCAGCTCGGTCTCGAACGGCTGGGGGCGGTAGTTCCCGCTCGTGTTGCGGGCCAGATACTGCTGGATCTGCGCCTCGAAGAAGTCCGAGCGCCGCCCGAGCTCACGCACCTGCGCCCGGGACATCACCACGCGGGTGAAATAGCCGTCGATCCCGTTGATCGACTTCGCCGACATGTCTGGGTAGAAGTCCCACACCGGCAGGAACTCGAACAGTGGCTTGTACGACGTTTTCTCCGTCACCGTGGGCTGCCCGTCCGGCCCCATGGTCCACGCCGAGCGGGTCACCTTCCGCACGAACGGCCCGCGAGCGAGGCCGATGCCGTACATAATGCCGCTCTGGGCCACGCGCCGGTTGAGCGCGATGTAGTCCATCGTCTGGTCCCCGCCCAACTCCTGCAGCTGGTCGTCGATCAGGGTGGACAGGGTGGCGGCCCGCTCGGTGGCGAGCTCCTGCACCGCGGCCTGCACCAAGGCGTCGGTGACCTCCGCGTTCATCCCCTGCTGCTCCCGCTCCAGCACCAGCCGCTCGACCACCTGCATCACGTCCTGCGGGGCCATCTCCGCGTTCGGGCTGGCCTGCAGCTCCCAGTTCCGCTCGTTGCCGGGGAACATGAGGTTCATGATGCGCGAGAGCACGCTGATGCACTTCACCCGGGTGATCCGCGGGTACGCCTTGCTGCGCTGGCCGGTCAGGCTGCTCAGAATCTCCGGGTCGTACTGCCCCAGATACTGGCGCAGGTTCTTGAGCCACTTCTGCTCGGCCAGTCGCCGCTCGCTCGCGTATGTGCGGAACAGGGCCTCCAGCCGCTGCCCGAGGGCCTGCAGCTCGGCCGGTCGCAGCTGCGTCACCGGGGCGTCCGTGGTCTCCTCGACCGGCACCGTGGGGGTGGCCGGCGGGGCCTCCAGCAAGTCGTACGGGGGCATGGCAGCTCCGGTTAGCGATGATGGTAGGAGGGCCCGAACTGGCGGGGGATCACGAAGCCGGGGTGCCGACCGTTCCCGGTGTGCCGCAGGGCTCGCTCATTCTGTCGCGAAAAGTAGCGCAGCAGGTAGCCGAACGCATCACCGGGGTGACTGTAGGCGTTCTTCTCCGGCTCCACGCCGCGGATGTCGTCCTTCTTCGGGTCGTAGATGTAGCGCCAGCCGCCCTTGAGCGCCCGGATCAGCACGGGGCACCGCGCCGCCTCCACCAGCAGCGCCGGCCCCACGTCCGTCAGGCGCGTCGTGTACCGCTCGATCGCATCGAGCCGGATGCCGAGCCGGTTGTTGGTCTCGACCTTCACGGCAAAGTGTTTCCGCAGCACATCGACCACGCTCTTCTCGTCCGTCTGGGCGCGGTTCGACGCGGCAGGGTCCGGCGCGATGATGACCTGCGCCCCCGGGAAGTGCTGCGCGAGGTACGGTTTCAGGTAGTCGGTCACCATGCGCTGGGCCCCGACCCCCGTCAGGATCAGCTCGCCGAGCACCCGCACCCGATCGTGCAGGTCGTCCTGCCCGAAGATCAGCGCCGTGCCGGTGATGCCCGGGTCCAGCCCGATGATGAGGGGCCGCTGCGGGTCGAACAGGAGCCGGCTCCGCACCACGTGCAGGTCCGCGTTGAACGTCGCGACCACCGGCTGCCCCACCGCCGAGAAGCCCCACTCCGACTCGATGAACTGCTTGACCCACGCCGGCTTCTTGCCTTGGGCCTGATTCGTATAGTAGCCGCGCCCGCCGGGGAGGTTCGCCAGATTCTCCGCCTCCGGGCTGAACCCGCTCGGCTGCACGAAGTACGTCGCGTTCGGCACCGCCTGCCCCTCGCCCTGATACTTCGCCGCCAGCGCCTCCGTGGCCAAGGCATAGTCCGCCGGCTGCACGCAGATCTGGGGGTTATGCAGGTACTCGAACCACCAGTTGTCCTCGGTGGAGGAGTTGCTAGAACCCCAGAGACCGTAATTCGTCGCACCACCATCCTTCTGCGAGGGAAAGCGACCGACACGGGCCGAGAGGGCGTCGATAATGGCCCGAGGGATCTGCACGAACTCGTCAATGATCGCGAACGTGAGCTCCAGTGAGAGCACGCGGGCCACGTCATCCGGGGTGTCCAGCGGCCGGAACAGCACCTCACACTCCACGTCGTTGAAGCGCAGGGTGAAGTTTTTTTCCGTCGCTCGCCACGTCCCCGCCTGCCCGTCCTTGAACCACGTGAACCACGAGGCCAACGTCGTGTCGCGGAGCTGGGGCGCGGTATTACGGATGATGGCCGCTCGCGAGCGCCGAATCCCGTCCGGGCCGGGGGCTTGGAGCTGCGCCATGTGCAGCAGCTTGAAGAAGATGCCGGTCGTTTTCCCCGACCCGACTGGCCCTACGATCCAGTCGTAAAACAGGGCCCCCTTCCGGTGGTCCTTGATAAACGCCTTGACGGTCGGCGGCGGGGTGTAGACGAGTGGCCCGCTCATACTTTCGCGTACGGCAGGGCCACGATGGCATCACCCCGTGCGCCGCGTTCGACACGCCGCTGCAGGGATTTCACCGTGCGTCCGTACTTCTGGGCCAGCTCCACCAGCGTCAGGGATTCGCCGTGGACGAGGTGCCGCTTGGACCTCTTCGCCACGCGCTTGGCGTGGGAGTGCACATACCGCCCCTCGGCGTGACCGCGCTTGATCCACTCGGACACGCGCTGCCGATACTCCGGCGTTCCCCGTATTGCTCGCATGTGCGCCCGCTGCTCCGGCGTCCGCTTGATACCGATGCGCGAGGCGCTGATCCGTGCCAGCTGCTCCGGCGTCCGCTTCGAGCCCAACGTACTGCCGGCGACCCGGGCCGTGTTGAAGGCGGGGGTCAGGGTGTCGAGCCAGTGCTGCTCCCGTGCCACCGCGTCATGGGGCTCACAGGTCTCCAGTATCTCGAAGTGGAACGCCTCCGCCCCGTACTTCTCCCAGCTGCGCTGCAGGTAGGTGGATCGGTGAGCGCCTTTGTTCAGCTCATGCCGATGCTGGGCGAACCGCTTGGCGAACGACTTGGCGGCGCTCCCCACGTAGCTCTTCCCCGTTGGCAGGCAGGTGATCCGATACACCCCAGTACGGAGCATGCGTTACCCCAGATTGATTTGAATCTGCAACGTGTTGTTCGCCTGCGCGGCGTTGGTGGCGGCCGCGGCACTCGCATCCAAGCCCGCCACGCGGATGGTGAACTTGAGCAGGTCGGCGCGGACCGAGGGCGGGACCTCATCGCTCGGGGCGTGGATCATACGCCAGCTGGTGCGGAGGAGCTCTTCCGACTGCAGCCGCGCCTTCATCTTGAAGCTCATCCCCTCGCGTCGGAGCATCTCCACCGCCGCGGCGACATCGGCCACGAACCGGGGGTCCTGTCGGAGCGCGTCCCAGTCCTCGCGGGTCAGGTGATACGCCTCGCAGATGCGGCGAATCGAGGCCGTCCGCAACGCCACTTCCACCGGCAGCGTGGGCGGGTAGCCCAGCTCGGCGGGATTGTCCGGTCGGACCTCGGTGGTCGTGAGTTCGTGCGCCATAGGGAATCGATATGTCGTCCGGTGGAACCCGTCAAGGCACCATGCCCTGTTTTGAAGGTCTGGACCAAAATTTTTTAGGAGGAACTTCTATTAGGTATAAAACTTTTGCAGCTCGTCTTGAACACGCACCCCCCTATAAAACTTTTGCAGCTCTTTTTTGAAAATTTTGGCCGTCTTCTATGTGATAGGGGGAGTATCCCCGCCCCGCAGGGCCGCCCGTCCCCCCTGCCCCCTCAAGGGCCGAAAAGGATTCTTACCCTGCTCCGGCTT